CGTTTTGGGCTGGACCCTTGTAGAAGATGCCGCGTATGTTGAGAACCCCATTGGGTTCCTCTCCGAATAACTGTTGAAAAAATTCCCGCCTGTTCACCTTAGTCTCCTCAAAAGTTAGGGGCGGCATACACCGCCCCATATACAGGCTAGAACTTATTCGTCGTCATCGCCCCATGCTGAGAGGACATCTTCGAGGTCCTTAGCAGGTTCTGCTTTCGCCTTAGCGCGAACCACTGGTTCTTCAGCTTCCGGGGTCTCAACAACCTTTTCCTTTGGTGCGGCTTTAGGTGCGGGTGCATCGCGGAATACGGGCTGTTCTTCCTCAACCTTAGGAGCAGGTTTAGCCGCCGGAGCGCTTCCGGTCCTATCGGTCTGTGCAGGATTGAAAGTAATGGCTTGTATCGCATCCTGACTCTGACCCTTTTCAATCGCTGTCTCCATCTCATCTTCGGTCAACGGGCGCACTGCGCGGAAAATGATTTTAGGCGTAGCCGATGCGGTATCAAACTTGAGCTCGGTGACCACAGAGCTGATGCTCAGACCATGCCCACCAATGAACTTGGCGTATGCTTCCAGAGGCATCTTGCCACCTTCTGCTTTACCGAAGATCGACTGTGCCGGAAGTACGAGCTGGAAAACTTCACCTTCAACATTGTTGGCAAGGACCACAGCAATACGGCGGCTGAAACGGCATGCACGGGACGTACCCTGACCAGACCCTGCGACATTCATAGGGCAGGTAGCGCATGCGCTTGACTGCGGAGCTTCGGACTTGGCATCAGGCTTGATACCGTCATTGGACCAGCAGGTCGGCAACTGACCCTTGGTTTCTTCTGAGTACGCGCCCTTATAGTAAGAGCGGCTGGTCTTGGCCGCAGCGTTCACGATCACAACATCAAGGTTGCGATCTTCGACCTTGGCGATTTCTTCGCCGCCAACAATCATGCGCCATACGCCGCCCATGATGGAGATACGTTTGCCGACAGAACCACTGCCGCCCATAAGGGACTTGGTAAGTTCATCGATGCCACGGGTGGAAGCCGGAAGGACCGCGTTCTTGTCGCGGAAAAGTGCGAGATCATTAGACATGGTTAAATCCTCTTTATGGAATTAGCTTGGCGGATGAACTCCGCCAGTTCAGATTGTTTGTAACGAACCGCGCGGAGGCCCACGCGGTAGGCTTGGAGTCGCCCAGTTTTACGCCAGTTGTCTAGCGTTGAGCGGCTCACGTTGAGTAGCCCCATCACTTCACTCGTGGTCAACCACGGGTCATCCTCGGCAAGGGGCTCATCATAGGCCGGGACATTTTCTTCGTCAATCACATCGATCCTCCTATCGCGCTTTGCGAACGCCAACGGTGTATGCAGATAAACAGTTCAGTCCCGGTGGCAGTTGCTCCGGGTTTTCCTCAAGAAAGCTCTTCATATTCGTATCGTGGATACGCTGCTGCATGAGGTGAAAGGCATCATGCTCTTTAATAAACTTGTAAAGAGACTCCCAATCACTAGTCCAGTATTTTTTAGCAATTCTTCTTGAGACAATTTGCCTAAATCTTTTAACGAAACGCCCAATGGCGGCAGTTTTTTGCGCTTTTTCTGAACCGCCAGCCGCTTCGTCAATAAATTTGGCAAACGCAGAAAGCATTTTTCCCGCGTTGTCTGCTTTGCCACCGGAATTTGCCAATGCCTCCGACAATTGCAACACAGTACCGATTGCCACTTCATTGGCTTCGGCAACGTCTGCTAGGTCGTCCGCGTATTTAACAGCCGCGGCACTTGCGGCAACCAATGCTGTCGCACCAATCTTGCCGAACTTCTCAGCCGCTTGCCCAAACTGTTCCAGTTTTTTGCCAGCCGCTTCCAAGCCTTTGCTGAATTCCGCAGAATCTAAGCCTAGCACCACGCCCAAGCGTGCAATCATGTTAGCCATGTTTTACCTCAAACTTTGATTTGTCGAACCCTTGAGCCTGTGTCATAAACGCCAACAGGCTATTGCTTACTGATTCTTTTTGTACTTCAGGCGGCAACGGTGGATAGATGTAATCATACGCATTACCAAGGATGTTGGCTAGTTTATACGGCGGTGAATTTGCCGGTCGCATATAGTTAAACACCCCGTTTGTCAGGGTCGCTATTTGCGTTAGCACGCCGTAATTTCCAACCAACCCATCGGCATACATCGTTTGGATGTTTGCCATGGTTACATCATCAATGTCTTGTATTGTGTCTAAGGTGTGCCCGTTGAAAATCATTGCCGCTTGACATTGACTTTTCAACGAGCCAATCAGTTTCCCCGCGCTTCCTTATATGTTGGGCTGATAACTTCGCCAATCTTTTCTACAATCTGCATTTGTACCGAGATTGGAAATTCATCTTGTATATCGGCATAAGTTAAATCTTCTAGGCTTGCACCTTCAAGTTCGGGCACAAGCAATTTAAAAAATTCGGTAATACGCGCTTCTGTAATAGCCTTGTTTTTTGACGCTTCACGCATTGAACGACCCTCAACCAATATGTCGTTATCGGTAAATTTAAAATCTTCGGTTTGCGTTGTTTCAAATTTTCTTAAAGACTCGGTAATTTCAACGTAAATTTTTTCTACCGTTTCATCATCCGGCTCAGATACTTTTTTGTAAATTTCTTCTGATTCTGCAACCAATGGAATACGAACTTTAAATGTATGACCACCTAATTCAAACGAACGAATTAAAAGGTTTTTTCTGTTGGCTTGATATTTGTCGCCAAACGCACTGGAAAATTTTGTCATTTCTGTTTTGCCTTGTATTGTGTTATCCGCCTACCGATAATTTCACCAAGCCTTTTGGCGGTTTGTGGGGCTTGGCTTTCCATTGATGTTCGTAAATAAGGATGCGCTGGGTTTTGTGCAGAACCAAATTCTTGCGCTATTGCCCGAGCATCGCTTTTAATACCTGTAAATTTGTTTGCGCGATACGCGCCTACGTGAGCATCGCTTTCCATTGTGGAAAGGCGTTTTTTGGCTTTTAATAAGCCTTTGCCTTCACTCATTTCGGCTAGTTTTTTACCCGATGCCGTTGTAACTGCCGCAATGACTGTATCCGTATCGGTTATGTATTTAGACCGTCTATCACGACGTGAGGGGCGTCTTGCCTCAACTTGTAAGGATAACCTTAGACCACCTGTATTAACCGGCGCACGAGCAACGGCTTCAGTTAATACGGGTTTCATTGCCTCACGGACTGCGGGCACTAAAATTTTACTGGTGGCTTTTTTATCACCAATTTGCTCTGCCAAATCATCAAACGCGGCAAGCACATCCTTCAATCCAACGATTTTGAAAGATGCTTGCATGGTTTAACCCGCCTTAATAATTTTATGAAATATAAGGTGATTGACTTGCAGTGCGTAATCTACGACTTCATCGGGTGTCATTTTGTCGGCATGATGTTGTGCAATTTGATGCGCAAGCGTTACCGCTGTCATGCGTTGTTGAGAAAAGCCAAACCAATCCTTGCGAGATTCGGCTTGGCTTACTAGGAAACCCAACAAATCGTTACTGTCTTTTATTGTCGTAGTCATGTTTTATTCTTTTATTTTTTTGGTTGGTGCATACGGAAAGTATGATGCCAAAAACTGTAATGCAGTTTGTTGTTCCGACCCCGCCGTGGCGTTTGCCAAAGCATCCGCTACTTCCTTAGGGTCTAACTCCATGCCCCTGACCACAAGGTCAAAGGGCAAGTAGGTACTGGTCAGCAATGTTACTGCGTCATCAGTGGTCATAATTAAGCACTGGCAGACCAGCCGTATTGATTACCACGGGGATGAATTGTAAAATTAACTTTCGCTTCGGCTCCGGGAGCCGAGTCAATAGTCCATTGGCTTACGCGACCATTAAACGCATAAATTACAATGCCAGTGCCATCAGTAGCGGAAATAACAAACGTGCGGTCAATTGTGCCGTTGTAAGCATCACCACGAAGCAATAACAAAACTGTGTCGCTAGGATTCCAAGCGGCTGTAATGCTCATACTTGTCGGTGCGGATTGCACAGGAATTTTGTCCGATTGGCGTGAACCCGCAATGCCGAATGACGCAACAGCATCATCTTGACCAAATGCAGGGATTGCTTCCACGGGCACTAAGTTACCAGAAACTGCCAAAGCAGAAACAGTAGCGTAAGTGGACAATGCCGCAGTTGTTAAAGCGGTTGGTGTTGCGCTCGGCTGTGCGTATAGTGTTGCACTAAAGCCGGGCAAAATTTTGGTTGGTAAAGCCATTTTGAGTTTCCTTTAAAGAGTTGAAAAAATCGTGTCTTATGTTGGGATATCTATTGTGCAATCAATAAAGATTTCAGCCAATTTATTCTCATTGTCGTAACTGTTGTACAGCCACTGGCAATCGGCTTTGGAAATATTAAAACCCCCGTCAGCCGGATTTCCTAACATACCGCTATAGCCGTGTAGCGATTGTAGTACCTGATTGGAAATTGTAAAACCATCTTCAATCACTTGCGTAAAGATACTTATCTGAAACACGGGGCGGTCAATGCCTTTAACCGACTGATACGAGCCGGTATACACGTCTTGGTGCACGTTCCTGAGCATCCATGTAATAAACTTAGGCTGTGTCGCAAAATTGCGGTTAAACGCGGCATATACGGGTACAGGCGTAACAATGCTGTTCAATTGATATTGAATCGCTTTGCCGTAATTAACAACATTTGTTTGGTGTTTCATA